TGCTACAACTCCTAATACTTTAGGTTTTCCAACACTAGAAACACCTACCGTTATTATTGATATGCCACAAGGTGAGCGCATCAATGACTTTGATGTATACCTTGGTGCCTATGCAATCCTTGCTACCAGCCTAGGTTTTAGAGTAGGTATCTCTGATGCAACTGGAGATATCCAGTATGGGCCACTGCTCTTTAGAGATGCACCCTGCAACGCTATCGCTTTTAGAGATAGCTATGCCTACATTGCAACCCTTGTAGATGGTACGGCAGGGTTAGTTCGCGTGGATTTATCTACTACTGTTCTAACAAATAGTCTTTTCTTTCCTTGGGCTTGGGACCTAATAGCAACTGGTACTACTACCACTGCATCTCAGGTTGCCTTCTTTGGCAACTCAGATAGAGCTGCCTTTACTAATGGCAATAATACCTGGGCAGAGTCTACAACCAGCCTAGTAGCAAGTGGTTACTTGCGTACTGGTTACATCCGCTATAACACACTAGAGACAAAGATCTTTAAGTTGATGCAAGCTCGTGTAGATACCACCAATGGTGGCGTTACTATCCAATCAGTAGATGCCTCTAATACTTTTTACACTATCGGTGTCTTTGGTCAAGAGTCTGCAGTACCTCAGATCAACATTAACTACCCACAAACTGCCCAAGAGTATCTTGGTTTTAAGTTTACGCTGACTCGTTCTACTACTGATGTGAGCAAGGGGCCACTCTTTACTGGCTACCAGATTCGTTCATTGCCTGCAACACCACGTCAAAGACTTATCCAATATCCACTCTCTTGCTTTGACCACGAAACAGACCACTTCGGAGTCGAGGTTGGCTTTGAAGGCGCAGCCTATGATCGCTTGTCACAACTAGAGTTAATAGAAAACAATGGTGACACCATCCAGATTCAAGACTTTAGAACTGGTGAGTCATACCTTGGCATCATCGAGGAAATGGATTTTAGAAACAACACTCCATCAGATAAAAGGTTTTCAGGATATGGCGGCCTTTTACTAGTCACAATTAGGACGGTCTAATGCAGGCACAAGATTATGCAACAGTAGCTGTTGCAGTAATGACAATCATAGGTGGCTTTGCTGGCGCGGTGCGCTGGCTAGTTAAGCATTACCTATCAGAGCTTCATAAAAATGGTGGCACATCCTTGCGTGATGCCATTGATAGACTTGAAACTAGAGTTGATGACCTGTACAAGCTAGTAGCGGAGAAGTGAGTGAAACCTGTAATGAAAGCCACACCTGCAGCTATTGCTGTCCTTCGACAAGCCACAGCAATCAAGCCATCTCGCAAGAAAGCCTCGGATGGCCTACTGCCATCAGCAGCACACATCAAACAGAGTCCAACATCTGACCACAACACAGGGTATGCAGTTGATTTAACTCACGACCCCGAAAGTGGGGTTGACTGTAGTGACATATTTGAAAAACTTAAAGAAGACAAACGAGTTAAGTACCTTATTTTCAATAAGAAGATTTGGTCGAAGGACAAGGCTCGCCTTGGAAATCGCCCTTATACTGGTAGCAACCCGCACACAAAACACTTACACATTTCTATTAACGATGGTTATGGTGACGATACTAGTCCTTGGTTCTGGTGGATGAACCAGCCAAAGGTTGTTAATCAAATCATTGCCAATGTAAAACCAGTGCCTGCTAAGAAGGCATACAAGACTGAAGTTTGTACCTGCTGTAAATTGCACGGTGCAAAAGCCTAATCCCCCTAGGAGGAATAATGAATACAAAGACAAAAGCAATACTCGCATCATACCTTCGTGCAGCAGTAGCATCCGTGTTAGCTCTGTACCTAGCAGGTGTCACCGATCCAAAGGCACTAGCAATGGCTGGAGTATCTGCAGTAGCAGGCCCAGTATTGAAGTGGCTAGATCCTAAGTCAGCAGACTTTGGTCGTGGTTCTAACTAAGAAGTAACTGCGAGGCGAAGAGGCTCACTCCCTACGGGGAGTGGGCTTCTTTTTTTATGCCATTTTATCGGCAGGACAGGGAATCGTAACTAGATTTCCACAACTAGCGCAGGTTCCATCAAGGAACCACCAGACTATCTCGGAATCCTCAAAGCTTGCCATAACCTGGAAGACCTGTGACCCACAGGTACATACGTGAATGGGTCCTAAACCTCGCAAATCGGCCCCAAAGGGCTTAGGAATGGCACTCCAGAGCTTAAACACGGACAGTCTGGGTAAGCGAAATTGCATATAATATGATAACGCCACCCTTGTGTCGTGTGACCAGCGACACGCCGTTGCTGGTAACCTTGGTTTATGACAACAATTGTGGGCATCGAAGGTATTGATTACGCATTACTGGTAGCTGACTCACAGATTACAGAAGATAACTTAGTAACCCTTGCCACTAGTACGCCAAAGATAGTTGAGGTTGGTAAGTATCTCATTGGTTTATCAGGTGATACTAGGCCAGGCGATATTCTTTCCTATAACTGGAAGCCACCACTGTATAAAGGTGAAGAGCCAGCACAATTTATGGGCCGCAAAATTATCCCAAGCATTATCCAAGCATTTACCGACAACAACTACGACTACAATAAGGTGGACAAAGATGATGGCTTCGATTATCTCATTGCTTTTAACGGTAATATCTTTCGTATTGCTTGTGATCTCTCTTTTTTCCAAGCAAATCACGGAGCGTATGGCATTGGTTCTGGGGGCCAGCTTGCTCTTGGCTACCTGTATTCAATTGTCAAACCTGATATGGACCTAGCCTATTCAAAGAGACACGCCCGTAGAGCCGTAGAGATTGCTTCGGTGCTTGACGCTAACACTGGTAAGCCTTTACAGTTGGTGGTCCAGGAAAGGATGTAGTAATGGAAAAGACTATGCAGTACGCAATTAACGAAGCGTTGAATATGGGCAGGCTAAGTGCTATGCCACAGTTTCTTGAAGCAGAATTACGTGAGAAGATTGCCCAAGAAATTGAAGAGAAGCGTAAGCCTTATATAGATTTACAAAAAGATAAAAAGTCTGAGGACTATAATTTTTACAATGGTGTTTGTAATGGTATGAACTTTGCAAAAGTTATAGTGGAGAATCCTAAATGACAACATTTCTTATTGGTTTAATGGTTGGAATGTTAATCGCCAGAGCATTTGATTTATGGGTAGATTGGAAGTACAAGAAGTGACGGACCCAAAAGAACTACTACTTACTGCTCTTAAAGCAGGTGATGCAAAGCGTTCACGTTCCACACAGGTACAGATTGGTCCATCAGAGTTAGGTGGTTGCCGTCGCAAGGTGTGGTACCGACTTAACGATCAACCTGAAACTAATGACAACGAGATGAAGCTTGCTGCAATTATGGGTACTGCTATCCACGCTGCAATAGAAGAAGCGTTATCAGATAACAAAGATGTTCTTATCGAAACAGAAGTTGAATACAATGGAATGAAAGCACACATTGACTGCTACGTACCAGGGACAGGTGATGTGATTGATTGGAAGACATCAAAGGTAAAGAACCTTTCATACTTCCCATCAACACAACAGCGTTGGCAGGTTCAGACCTATGGCTACCTACTGGCTAAGAATGGTCACAATGTAAAACGTGTCTCGCTTGTCGCCATTGCACGTGATGGTGATGAGCGAGATGTTAAAGTTCACACAGAAGACTACAACGAAGCAATGGCATTAGAAGCCTTAGCTTGGTTGGAAGGTGTGAAGGTATCTACCGAGGCACCAGAACCAGAGCGTGAAGAAAACTACTGCAAATTCTATTGCAAGTTCTATGACGCAAGTGGGCAGTTAGGATGCGTTGGTCTAAAAAAAGAACGTATCGCTAGTGAAGAGGTGTTAATCCAAGATAAGGATGCCTCAACTAATGCGATGATCTACTTACAATTAGATGAACAAATTAAAAACTTGACAAAGCAAAAGGATTCACTAAAGTCTTCCCTTGAAGGTATCGCTGGCGTGACCGATACTGGAATACAGGTGAGGTGGTCTAGCATAGCTGGGCCAACATCAGTAGACAAAGATGAAGTACTTGCTAAACTAGGTTATGTACCTACTAAGCAAGGTGCAGATTCATTACGGTTAACAATCAAACAATCTGGAGGAAAGTAAATGGCTGCAAACGAAAACACAAAGTTCCAAGTAAACTTTAAGACAAGTAGTGGAACACTTATTAATCTTTAT